CACCAGCAGCGCCATCTCCCACTGCCGTATTATTTGAGCCTGTTGTTATTGCATCTCCAGCAGAATCACCTATGGCTACGTTATCCGTTCCTGTCGTAATTGCTGTACCGAGTGCACCAGAACCCAGTCCGACATTACCTGTACCACCTGTCATATCAAGTACATCGGTGACTGCTGCGCCAGCTCCAGCACCATCGGTAACAATCATCTTAATTCCGCCATTCGGAATCACGACATTTGCGCCTGTGCCTTGAGATATGGTTACTTGATAACCTGCGTTGTTTTGAATCACCCAAGTCTTACTGACTGTGTTCGGTGCTAGGGTAACTGTATTGGTTGCGGTGATTGATCCTGTCAGCGTTAGAGCAAAGGCTCTCGCTGCATCGGCAGTGCCATCTGCCATTGTAATTGTGTGCGAAGTTCCTGTAATGGCTTCTGAGCCAGAACCCCATGCTTCCGCAATTAATTCTAAATTTGTATTGGTACTCGTTCCCCAAGTACCTGACTCATCGCCTGTAGCGATTTCTTTAAGCCTTAAATCATTTACATAAGTTGCCACTAAATGCCTCCGTTATTTAATAGATTATAGTCTTTATATTATTATGCCGCAACATCCTTCCAATCTGGGGACTGAGAATCGTCTATCTCAGACCAACTCGGTGTTTGAGAATCGTCAATCACGGCCCATTCAGCATCTTGTCCTGGAATAATCTCACCCCATACAGTCAATTGACTAATTTGGCCTGTTCCCTCTAATCCTGTAACTGAAACACTTACAGCTATAATAGCGCTTACATCACCAACCTGTCCTGTTCCAATAACCGCTGTTAAAGAAACAACGTTTTGAGTTGCCGTTGTTAAAGAGCTAATTGCCCCTGTTCCAGCAACTGTTGTTGGATAAACATTTGCATCACAAGTAACTGTTTCATCACCTTGTGCAACAGTCGATGCTGTACCGCTAACACCAACTAGAGCTACACCATTTGCAACAACTGTGCCTATTGCAGTAGTACCAGCGACTCCTGTTTCACTGACATTAGCATCACCGCTAACCGATTCTGTGCCTAAAGCGCTGGTTCCCGCTAATCCTGTAACAGATATGTTTGCAACACCTGTAGCAGTTAAGCTATCTACTGCTCCTGTTGCCGATACCCCTGTTTCGCTGACATTCGCATCCGCAGAGATGCTTAATGATCCTAGTGCGCTTGTTCCAGCTACCCCTGTTTCTGTAACATTAGCAACACCCGTTACAGTTAAACTTCCAACACTACCTGTAACACCAAAACCTGTTTCTGCAACATTCGCATCACAACTAACGGTTTCTGTTCCTAACGCAGTAGTTCCCGCAAGCCCCGTAAGGCTTACGGTCATATTATGAGGTTGGCCCCATGCGCCTGAACCCCATGTGGAACGACCCCAACCGACAGCCATTAGCTGTCCTTACGCTATTCTAATAACAGCGTTACTTGCGTCTGCGGTTGGAAAAGATATTGTAAAACTACCTGCTGTACTTGTTTTGTCTCCACCAAAATCAAAAACGGCAACTGCTGGATCGCCAGTAGCTGTATCATTATAAATCATACAACCTCTTGCAGTGACAGTAGCTGTTCCAAAAGTCAAATCAGCAAAATCAGTAAACGCAGTTGTTCCTGATGATGTAGGGTTGACGTTTGTTAAAGCTGCTCCACCCGCAGTATAGTTCGTTCCTGATGCTTCTTGTCCTGTGCTATAGGCTGTGGTAGAAGCACTCATAGTCGCGGAGCTAGTATATAAAGCAAGCTTAAAGGTATTACCTCCAGTCGCTTTAAAATTATGTGTGCCTTCAAGAAGTTCTTTCTTAAAAGAAGTACACATTGCTTGTGTTATAGCCATTATAGCCTCCTAATAATTTCTGCAAGGTCTTTATGCCCTTGCGCTTCTAATTGATTGCCTATTGTACACATGTGATTTTTAATCGCTTCACGCATGTAAAAAGCAATAATAACCTGACACGAATTTCTGAAGGCATGGGCTTGCGCTTTTATAGGCTCCGGCGCTGTGTCGCTCACCGAAACTAATTTATTAGTAGCCATTTCAGCAACTTCATCTACTGTATGGCCTCTACCATGTGTTGTCTTTACTCCAAGGTTTCCTATGGAGATTTTAAATGAATCAGTTTCCATTAATACTTCTCTGGTTCTGGTGGACCAATGTCTTGTCTTCCCGAAAGTCCTGTGAGTGGTTTTTCTTCTAAAACTTCCGAAACTTTTCCAACAGCTAATTCACCTTTGTTTAAATATACCACAGGTGGATCTTCAAGCCTATGGTATCCATATAATTTTTCTTGTATAGACACGTTTGTGTCTAATAATGAAGAAGACGGCGCAATCGCAACATCTATTCCCTCTTCAATACATTTAGATAACCAAAACTCACAGCACGCTCGTCCCATTTCTCCAAAGTGCACATTGGTTTTGTATGTAAAATCTGCGCCAAACATGTTGATAGAACCCACTTCTTGGTAAAGAGCAAACGCAATTGCATAAGCAATAGAGTTATTAAAATAAGCGCAACCTGTTTTTTGAATAACTTCTTGCAAAGGATATAAAACAATTCCAGGAACACGATTATCTTCTACGCAAGAATAAATTGGAATATCTAGTCTTGGCAGTGTTCTGCGCATTACTTGTGTTTGTGGTCCGGCGTCAAAGGTATCAAAAAACCGAGTAGCCGGGTCCATAATAAACGCTCTGTCTGGATTTATAACAGCACACATTGAACCTATTGCCCAAACTTCATCGTATTGTTGGCTATGGCTGATGGACAAATGATAGTCTATCTGACTTCTGCCCATGGCTACTATGGCAATTTTCTTGCCTTTAAGTTTGTTTTCTAACATCTATTGTTGTTGAGGAGAAACAAGTCCTCTTGGTCTATCAAAACGGTTTTCGTCTCTTGTAGCCCTTCCTTCCATTAAAGTTACTGCGTTTGCCAAAGCGTTTTGAAAACGTTGTTCAAACATATTTGTTTCGTTTAGGTCTTGTTTCATAAAAATGCTGGCTTCTACTAAAGTTCCATACAACAATAAATTAGGTGTATTAGTGGAAACCCAAGTTGTTCCACTGTCTCCTTTAGTTGTTAAAGATGCTGGCTCATATAAGTAATGTAGCTCAAAAGTTAGGTTTGCGTTGGGTGTCGGCGCTAAAATAAATGTGTCGTCGTCAAACTGTCCGTAATATTTAGGAGAACCCGTAGTCGCAGCTGTTTTTATGTAGCTACGCATAAAGCTAGGGTGTTTTAACAATAAATAAGTGTAGTTATTGCTGCTGTCTAAAACAGCTAAGCTTAAAGGCGCGACAAAATCTGTCGGTGCAGAAAGATAAGCGTTTCCAGAAGCAGCCGTGCCTGTAACATTTTTGCGAAAAACATTTAATTCAATTGTGTTAAATATACGGTTTTCTGCTTCTTGAATAAATGTGTCTAGCGTATTAACAAAAGTAGTTTCAGAATTGTCCATGTAATTCTGAATCGCTGTCTTTAGTCCGCTGTATGTAAAACTCATGTTGTAGGCCCTGCTGTTGCTTTAGAACCACCACCGCTAACATCACCAGTAGTGGCTGTTCCTGTTGAAGTAAACTTATAATTATTATCGTCTACAACTGTTATTGTATATCCATCTGAAGCTTCAAGTACAGTTGTTGTTATACCATCAAAAGCTTTTGTGTTACGAAGCCTAACCGTATCTCCCGTAGTTCTGTTGTGTTTAAACTCTGTAACTTGAATTTGAGCGTTTGCTCCAGAAGTTAGTGTTTTAAATGGGTCTAAAGGCAAAAGAGCTTGCGCTGGTCCTACTGAAACAAAGCCTCCTCCACCCCTAATAGCGCTGGTTGCTGTACCAGAAGAAACACCAAAACTGTATGTGTCTGTATTTATAACCGTAATTGAATATGCGTCAGGATCTTCTAAAACAGACGAAGAGAGTCCAGCAAAAGACTCAGTTCCTCTAAACCTAACTTTATCACCAGTTGTTCTTCCATGGTCGTCTTCAAAAACAGTTACTACTGCGCTAGAAGCTGTAGACAAGAAAGGATTGCTAATTAACAAAGCTTCTGCAACAGGCTCTGTTCTGTCTGGTCTAGGGTTTCTTAACGCTTGTGGATCTGTGGCTATATGCGGTGGATCTAGTTGTGGGTGTTTCGTGTCAAACTGATCGTAACCAACACGGAGACCGTTCCACTGCGTTTTCATGTCTTTTAATCTATATCGTTGACCAGAAATATCGCAGATTCCCCACGCATACTTGCCAGCAGAAAAAGCCATTATATAACTGTCCTAGACGGAAGAAAATGAGAACTTACAGAATCAATGTCTTCAAACGCAGCTCGATCAAACTCTTCATCGTATATTTGTTTTAACAACTGTACTCTATCTGGCGCTCTTTTTATTGCTATGTAATACGCTAAACCAGCGGCCATGCACGGAAGAAAACGAAAAACTGTTTCCATAGTGTTTGTATAGTCCCCTACGTCTTGCATCCTTGTTAGTGCGTAATAATAAACCACGTCTGTAGAGTTTTCTGGTGTTGGGTATAAATGTATTCTAGGCGTTATGTGTCTTTCTAAGAAAAACTGAGTTGGTCTAGCTTTATCCGCTTTTTCTGGTGTGTACAAAAAATCAGATCTGCTTATACGTTCAAGTTGAAAATCTGTGTTGTCTCTTTGAATGACAGCAGATGTTATGTCTATAACATCTGTTCCTAGGTCTACATAATTTGTGCCTTCAGTAACTGTAAAATTTTTCTGCTCAATTAACCACTGATTAAGGCCTCTATTTGCCCATTCAGCAATCATAAGATTCAACGAACGACGTGCGGTTTCTAAATCGTACCCAGTACGAAGTTCGATTCCGCAACGTTCGTATGCTTCTTCAATAATTTCATCAACACTCAGATCGAATGCTGTAGTTCCTGAAGTTGCCATGATTAAGGCCTACGGTCTTTCTTCTTGTATGAACCTACGCCACCGCCGTGCTTGTAACCTGGAATTTTACCGCCACCCATGTAACCTTTAGTTCCATAATCACCGCGAGCGGTTTTGGTTTCGCCTCTCATGTGTCTTTTTCTTTCATTCATTCCTGGCATGATTTACCTCTAATTATTAGGTGCTTCATAATATTTTATAAACTCGCACCAGACTGTGTATTCATTTCCTGCATCGGAAGTTGATGGAATAACGAAAAGAACGTCTCCACTGTATCCCGTAGCTTCTGTGTTGACCAACCCTCCAATAGAACTAAAGTCAAACATATTGTCA